AAGAAATAACTAAAAGAGTTAAGAAAAAGGCTACTACAAAAATTCTACGTTCAAAATTAGTTAATTTCATTTATTTTATTTTATTACATTATCATGTATCTAGTCGATCTAGACCCAGGGCTTCTATAAGCTTTCAGACATCTTTTTCTGTTAGCCTCTTCACTCACGTAACTAACATGAACCCAATTAGGGTTATCATCAGTTCCAAACTCCCATATCAATTGATCAAAAGACAAGTTCTTACGTATATAACTATGCATTTCAGCGTTGGTCATGTAGGAATATGTATCATCAATGTCCATAGCTTGGCCTGAACAGTGTTGGGAACTTTTACTCCCACCGATAGCTTTGTTAAGTTTTTCGCCTCTATAAAAAGAGTTTATTTTTATTGGACCCCCAACCGCTTTTCTTAGTGGTTCAAATATTTTTTCACAAATTAACTCCATGTTAATAATGTGATCGCTAGTAGGGTAGTTGTCAAGTCCCAGCCGTTTCGCCGTTATGCTATACACTCCTTCTTTAATACTAACGTGTTTTGAAAGTTTCATATTACTTCCTACCTTTACGCGCGTTGCCTTTTAAAGCACCTCCGACGTCCCCTATTTGATTACCAACCTCTTTGATAGCTTTACTTATGTCTTTAAGTTCTGCAGTCGTTAGATTGTATCTTTTTTTAATCTCTTTATAGGTTGCTACAGCTTTCTCGTCTACTGTAGTTTTACTCATAACCCAATCCCAAAACATTTCTGATATTTTTTTCATCTTTTGTCAAATAATTTAATTGTTATCCCAATCGTTATACCACCTAAAGTGGTTGCTAATAAGTCGTCGGGATCAAACCTATTACCGCGTTGCTGGGAATCGATAACTTCTTTCAAAGTACCGGCAAGTATGCTCGTTGCAAACCCTCCCCATCTAGCTTTCTTTTTGTCTTTTGTTATTTTATATATCAATTCATAACCAACTGCACCACTAATTACACCAGCGGCATAATGTAGTTGTTTATCCGGTGTTATCTGCGCACTTGCATTGATTGCGGCTATTACAGCAAGTATAAATAGTATTATTCTCAGAACTTAGAAGCTGTATTAATTTCATCAATAGCTTCTTGTACTTTTTTTAAATCAACTGGTATTAGTAAGTCTAAACCAGCTTTCCAGGTTTTTGTTTTTAAGCCATCTTTAAATATAATTAAAGTAGGTGGCATTCTAACTCTATATTTCTTCTTTGTATTTGGTGCTAAAGCTATGTTTACTCTATAAAATATAACATCTTTAACCTTGTCCCAATCCGCGAAACAGTTGTCTTTATTAAACTCTGCCCAAAACTCAATTAAAACAGGTTTGTGATTGTCATCACCAAAAGCTTGTCTTTCATTGATCTTATCCTCAAAATCAACATCTGTTATCCATAAGTTTGCCGGTGGTTGAGGCATCTGAGCGGTGGCGCTTAGGCTTATCAATAGTATTAAAATAAATTTGATTGTTTTCATTGTTTTTTTATAGATCTTTAGTTATTTCATATAATCTTTCTTCAAGTTTATCAAGCTTGTTTAATATATTATCAACATCCTCTTGGGTGTCCATAATAGTTTGTCGTATTAACTCATCTTTAAGGTCGTACTCAATTCTCTCTATAGTTGGTGTTGGTAATTCTTTAGCCAATTCTATGTCCGCTTTTAGTGTAAACCACATTCCAGCCATACTAATTATGCCAAACGCTATAGCGCCAATTGTTTTTAATGAAAGAGATACATCGGGTATTCCATCGCCATCTACGTCAATTCCGATCTTGTTTGCTCCGCTAATTTGTTTTGCCATGTTTTATTTAAAGGTATAGTTTAGACCAAAAGTAGTCTGAAATAATTTACTGTCCCACATCTTAGAATACTCGCCTTCAACGAACAACCCTACGTGACTTGATAACTTCCAACCAAAATTTAATCCAGCTGAATAATCATCCCATTGTTCTAGTTTTGAATCTTGCATTAAACCACCCTTACCCCAATTATTTCTATTTAAGTAAGAGAAGTTTTCATCCCCAGCGAGATACTTATGTTTTGGAAGTATATAGTTAGCGTAAGTATGTAACCAGAAGTTATTCTTATAGTGATAAAAATCAAAACCAACAATTGGTGCAATTTCAATCCACGGGTCTAGAAGATCCCATTGTTCACTATTGTATTTATTCATTAAATTAGGCATACAAGACTCTCTGAATTCTAAATCAGTATGAGCTACTATGTTTCCGTCTTCATCTTTCCATATCCAATCTTGAGTTACGTTTCCTTGAGCGTCTGTAAAAGTAGTAAAGTGATCTGTAAGTCCGTTAATAAATCCTAAGGTATACCAAGGGTTAACAGCTTGACCAAATTCATTAGTTTCATTTAACCATATTTCTATAGGGTTATATCCATATGCTCTTTCGTGTCCTCTAGCAATAGCACCTGCAGATATAGAGAATTTCTTACCAAGTGGTAACCTTGCTCTTAATTCAGCTGAGTTATAGTTTAGGTTTATTTTTCCAACCTCTCTACTTGAAACCTTAGCTATGTGGTATTTACCAGTATGTTTTAAGAAGAAATGATGATTTTTAAAATCCTCACCCATGTATCTTTCTTTTTCAAAATGTATTTGATATTCTAAACCTTTAAAAGCTGATGTTGGTGCTGAAAATGCTAATTGATTCTCTGTACCATCATAAAAGTTTTTAGGTTTTAATTCATAATCAAATCTAGCTAATTTTCTAATCCCAATACCATATCTAAAATCAAATGGATATTCTGGTGTCATATCAACTACTTCTGGTATAGAGTATAAACTACCATCTGGATTCGTTCTAATAAAGAAGGTTTCCTCTGTGGCCTCTATAGAGTTGCTTATATCTCCAGCTGCATAAAAAGTACCATTCTTTAGAAAGTCTTTATATAAGTTTTTAAAGAATTGTGCATTGATGTTTGTCGATAGCAGTAAAGCTAGAATAATTAATAGTTGTTTCATATTATTTTCTGTATTTACGTTTTATTTTTCCTGTTGTTTTCTTTGCTTTAGCTTTTGCTTCTTCAACAGCGGTATTCTTAACCCCAACATCCCAAGTATTCCAACCTAAGAACGTAGCAACTCTTTGCCAAGCTTGGTTCTGTGAATCAGTAGCGGCTATTAAGTTGTTTAACTTCATTATAGCTCTGTCTAAAGGTATGTTTGTTGCAGCTGATACTAAATTACCAAATAATAAGTAAGCTGGGTTATTTATGCTCATACCCATTCCAGGTATTATCTTCTTGTTGAATTTATAAGTTTGTGTAGCTGAGTATATTTTTCTTGCCTTACTACCTACTGGCGGAGATAAGTTTATAGCCTCTATCATGGTATACGCGTGATCTGCTCGGTAACCTTTGTCATTTTGTTTATTAAACTGTAGTATCATGTTTTTAATAGTAGATATTGCAGCTCCGTAAACACCACCACCTCTAAGTAAACTATCAAGCGACGTGTTTAAAGCTCTTAGCTTTTTATCTTCTAATTTCTGAGTTAACTTTTCATCTTCTTCATCATCAAACGCTAAAGCAAATAAACCAGATTGTAACGTGGAAAATATTATATTCTGTATCACACCGTAATATAGAATTTTGGATATATTAGTCTTTACATCTCCTCGACCATATTTAATGTCTAATACCGCTTTTTTAATTAACCTAGCATACTGCATCGGTGTGTTTTGAAACGCAAGTATCAGTCTACCAAGCGGTCCAGCCTGTTGTTGTGATATTAAAGCAGGGTCAGCAGATTGTTGAGATTCTTCAGATGTTTTTGCAAAATCAGTAAAAGCTTTTTCTTTAGCTTGCACATCTGTCATGCCTTGGCTCTTATATGTGTTGAATCTATTTCTAAAGAAACTAGCTCCACCCATTGATATAGCGAAACTATCCGCCATCTGTGTGGGTAAGAAACCTTTTTTCAATAAATAAGATATAGCAGCAGAAGCCTTGTCTGTTTTACCAGCAACAGCCTGAGCTATTTCAGCCTCATTAACATCACTTTGTAATCCAGATCTTCTTTGTTTTAACATGTCTGAATTAAATATCATACTAAAATCAGACCAGAATTGCTTTTGATTAGCAAAAGCCATACCCGCTTTTAGTGGATTGTTATCACTCCAGTTTATAAAGTTAATCATAGATATTGTTTGTAGAACGGCTGACCTACTGTTAAAGAACATAATAGCTCCAACAGAGTTGTTAACCCAGTTCATCCAAGCATTAACCATTTTGTTTTTACCGGTGGTTCTGTTTGTACCGTTTTCCATTCTCCAGATTATATCTTCTAAAGCACTTCTGTAATCTTCACCGTATATGGCTTCTATTTTGTTAAGATTCTTCTCAGAAAATATTTCATTTTTAGCATCTACCCAACCAGCAAGGAATTTTTTTCTATTTGTTTTTTGAGCTATAGTGAAGTAATCATAAGCTATAGTACCAGCAACCCAATCGTCGTTAGGTTTTACATAACCTTCTTTTAAATTAGTTGTTGCACCAACAAGATCAGCAAAACCTCTCATATTATTGTTATTTCTAACTATACCAGATAAAGTGTCTACGTCCACCTGAGACATACCTGGTACTTTAAATCCAGCTTTGTTCCATAAATAAACTCTTATAGCTTGTTCATTTGAATACTGCTTGTGACCAACATCTTTTAATAATGATTTAAATGCTTTTGGAAACCTTTTCTTTAAAGCAGAAAAATCATTTCCTAAAGCTTGCTTGGCAGCATTAAGCGATTTCACACCTGACCAGTAAGGGTCTATTAGTGCTTGGTTTAAGAATTTTAAAGATATTTCACCTGCTTTACCAGCTGGTAATATATTGTACATTAAACCTAAAAAATCTTCAGCAGAAGGTGGCATCCAAAACTTATACTTACCTTTACCTATACCAGCTGCTTTACCAGATGCCTTACTAAATTCTTCATTTTTATTAATACCAGATTTTTTCTCTAGTATATTATTGAAATTCTCATCCAGCGTTTTACTAAACTTCATTTTAGCTTGCCTAACGTCACTTTTAACATCAGCAATTTCTAATACCTCTTTTACAGCTTTTACATTTTTTATAGCATCATCAGCAAACAATATGTTATTATAACCATCTGCCACTTTATCTATAACCCAATCAGCTTTAGCTGATGCTTTACCATCTTCTAAGCCAGTTATATTGTCTATAGGTATATCTAACCCTAAACCTTTCAGAAAAGCATGTATTGAATATGCAGCTTCTTGTGGTCTTGCTGTTAGTATAAATATATTTTTATTACCAAATTTACCCTGTATCTGTTCAGCTAAATTAAAAAATGGTCCTTTTTTACCATCTATAACTTTGTTGAACTGCGAAAAGTCGAACGTTGCTCCAGCAGCTTCAAGATCAGCTGATTCTAAAGCAAACTCAGTTGCGTTTATCTTTTTAGTTGAACCATCAGGAGCAGTGACTAAAACCTTACTATTCGATTGAGCTAGAGTATCGTCAAAATCAAATACACTCATGCCTTTTTCAACCGGTGGTTTAAGCCTAGAGTACATGTTTCTTATATCATTTATTTTAGCGAGTGTGTTTAGTGCTTTTCTGTTAGCTAGACTATTTATACTTCCCTTAAAACCAGACCATTGTTTACCCATAACCTCTCCTTTACCACTAAGCGACTTCATGGCATACATATTTGTAAAACCAAAAGTAGCAGGGTTGTAGTACAACAAACTAGCGTTATCCTTAGCGTAGTCAAAAGAAGCTAACCTATCTTGTCTAAAAATAACATTCATGTTATTATCCATTGTTTTTGGGATGATAGCAACAACATATTGTTCTTGTATCTGTTCTAGGCTATATTTCTTATTACCCTTATGGAAACTGAATAAATCAAATAATGCTTTTTCAGTAGGTACCATATGCTCAAACATAAGTTCCCCTTTATAGTTTCCTTCAAAATAATACTCAACTCTAGCGGCTGCTTTCAACATTGATTTCATACCTTGTTTCATAGACATAGACATCATCGCTTGTGTACTTGAAGATTCTGTTTTAGCTATGTAGGCTAAATACCTATTAACTTCATCAAAATTTTCTTGTGCTGCGTTTTTCCATTTTTCATATCTAACCTCCCAAGTTGCTCTAGAAATATTACGTGGTTTCCCTTTTATCATCTCTTTGCTTGACTGTGCTAAAGCTGGTGGAAACTTAACCTTAACTCCACCGTCATATATAGCGTAAGACATTCCTCCAGCTGTCTTAGAGCCAACGACTGTTACACCTGGTATAAAACCAAAAGTGTTATCATAAAAATCCTTAGCGCTACTGAATGATTGGTATCTTTCTTGGAATCTTTTACCACCAGTAGTATTGTGAGCTTTATGACGCATTAATGCGTGGAGAATTTTTGCTCTTTTAGCAGGATCTGTAATTGGTACTTTAACTTCTTTTCCATCAACCATTTTAGTCTCAGTCATAGAATCTTTAAAGTAATTCTTAACCGCGGACCTAGTTATAGCTTGTTCATTTGCATCTTTAAACAAATCAGTGAAAGGAATTTTGTTTCCAGTTAGCTTATTAATCTTAACTTCAACAGATTTTATAGCTAAATTTATAGATTCAAAAGCGAAAGTTGCAAAGTCTACATTTTTAGTTATTATACCTTTTTTCTTAAGTTCAGTGTCTAAATATCTTCTTACTGGGTTAAGTAGTTCTTTAGCAAAACCTTTTATTGATTTTTCATTTAAATCAGGTAGTGCTTTCGTTAAAGCGTCTATAACGGTTTGATTGGTTATTGCGAAACCTTTTAAGTATTTTAATATTTCTGGAGCTGCTTGTATAACTTGATCTTTTTCAGATTGAGTTAATACTTTACTAAATTTAAGACCTGGATCCCTGTTTATTTGTTTAGCTATCAAACCTATTAAAGCTTGGCCTTTTAAGCCAGACTTATTAACTAATGCGTTTTCAGCTTTAGACAACATGTCACTTTCTAACAATACTTCCATAGTGGCATCATAACCAAATTCATTACCCAATACACGCGCTAGACTGTTTTTTCTACCTCTTACTAAAAAATACTCTATTAGTTCTTCTTTAGTCTTGATTCTTTTTTCAAATTTTGCATTTCCAGCGGTTTTACTTTTAACCTTCTTGTCTAATGAAGACATTTCTGAGTTTTGCTTGTTAATAACCTTAACAACTAATTCAGCAAATCTGTTGTTTATAGCATTCTGATCCATCATCGCGAACGACTCTTCAATGAACTCATCTAAAAACGCAACATAATCTTTAGTAGATCTACCCATTTTCTCCATCATTAGGTTCTGAAGATCTATACCTAGGTTTTTACCTAGTTCCTTTTGCCATCTTAAATCAGTGATGTCTACAGCTTCAGTAATATTATCCCCTTTTTTATATTCACCAGTGGCTATATCTTCTTTTAAAGCTTTCCTTGTAATAACTAGCTTTCTTAATATATTTCTTTTAACAGCGTTTTTAATTATGTTATGGGCATCACCGTTACTTTCAAACCCCATTTTGTTTCTTAGGGTTTTCTTAACTTTTACTGGTTTAGCTTTAGCTTTTCTTTCTTTAGCTAAATTTATGTCAGTTATTTCCTCGGGTGATAACTCTGTTGTATCTTCTATTTGAGTTGCAAATGAGTCTCCTTCAGCATTTTTCTTAGCCTCGTCTAAACTAGGTCCTTTGTTTTCACTCTCAATAAACAAAGCTTTATTAGCAACCATTTTCGATTGGGCTATATTACTACCAAACCATTTATACAACGTAGCTTTAGCAGGATCATACCCAGCTAATGGATCTATACCTTTTGCTTCTAGTTCTGCTATTTTTTTTGCTGATTTTGGTCTTCCAGCTAGCCTCGTGCCTAGTTCTTCTCTAACTAAATCCCTTTGTTTTGGATTGACATTAGTTATCATTCTATCAAGGTCGCCAAATACTATAGCCTCGTATACTCTACCAAAACCACCTTTTGGGCCTTGGAACTCAGCTTTTGTTTTTGCACCTAGGGTTAATGCGTTTATCTTATTTTCTAAAGTACCATCACCTTGGTCTAAATTTACTTTACTAAATTTTCTTTTACCAGTTTTCTTTGAATCACCTACTTTTAATTCACTAGAGTTAAACTTAGTTTTGTAATCTACTAAGAATTTTCTAACATCGCTTGCGGATTCAAATCTAGCAACATCTTTTAATCCTACGCTCTCTAAAAATGAATTTATAAAATCTTCTAACTTACCAAGCGTGCTAGGGTTTATATCTACGCTAGAGTTTTTATCAGCAACTAAATCTAGATACTGAGCAAGTATTTCATCCGGCGCATCCGCTTTTTGTTTATCGGTATACGCTTTCATGTTTTGATCGATAGCCTCTCGTGTTGATCTATCTAAACTGTTGTAGAATTTTGTAATAGCTTTCTTGCCCTGTATAGATTTAACATGTTTCTCTAAAGCAACGTGCAATATTTCGTGAGCCACAACGTTTATGTTTCCATTATTTAGAGCTTTCGCTTTGTTTATGTAAACCTTACCATTAAGCTCCGTGCCACTTGTATTTTTCAACTCATTCAAATCAACGTTGGGATCTAGCTCTTGCATCTTTTTTTCAAACTCCTCTTGAGTATCAAACACCCTTAATTTATCTCCTAATATTTTCTTTCCTTTAGCTATTTCAGCCGCGAATTTTTTAGAATTCTTATTATATTGTCTATCAAATTTATTTTGTCTTGAGTTAGCTATACTTGATTTTCTAGCATCCTGACTAACCGTGTCTTTGTTGCCTATATATTTATCTTCAATAACCGCTGCTTCAGCTCTAAGTTCCTTGCGCTGTATACCAATAGAGTTTGTATCTTTACCCTCTAAAGATTTAAGCTCTCTCTCTATCTCTATTATTCTAGACCTATCTTTAACATCATTTATTCTACTATTTATGTTTTCATCTATTCTTATATCACCTTGTCTATTGTCTACTATCTGCTGCATTACAGGGCTATTCTCTATCTCGAAATCACCACCAACAAAAGCATCGTCATCAAGTGACTTAATGGTTTCTTGAAACTTAGCACCATTCATACTCTCTCCATTGATAGAGTATTTAGGGTTGTTTCTTATACCTTTTTTAACAGCAGTACCCATTGTAAATGTCTTATCAGCAAAACCCTCAAGTAGGTATTCTTTGGGGTCAATATCTTGCCCAGCGGCTATTTGCCCACCAATTTCACTAACCACACCACCAGCTGTTTCCACGGCTGCACCCGCTGCATAGCTAATTGGTTTTGAAAACCTAGATAATCTACTTACAGAAGCAGCTCTACTAGCTCTATTTATAGCCCCCATAGTAAGAACTCCAGTAACAGCATCAACAAACCCAATAGTGTTACCCCTAGCTACTGATTTACTTTTAATAATATCATAAGTCTCTTTATTAGAGGTTATATTAGCTAAAATCTCTAGCTTTTCTTTATCTGTGCCATAGTTCCAAGCGTCACCATACTCTTCTGTTGCTTGCTCGTCTATTAGTTCCATTGTAGTGAAACCTTTTTCCATTGTTTTAGATATACCACCCATAAAACCACCAACTGCTCCTTTGCCCATGCTGATGCCTGATAAAGCACCTCCACCAAGTTTAACAATTGGGTTTTTAGCTTTCATAAGTTTTTGACCAAGCTTACTTGATGCGAAGCCAGCGGCACCTCCTTTAACAGCCCAACTAGCGGCTGTTCCAAGAGTTTCACCTTGACCCAAAGCACCAACCATCATTCCCATGGATTGAGCGCTGTATTGTGTCATTACTGTTGGATTTTTCTTCCAACCTAAGAAAAAAGCCGCAATACCACCATGTTCTTTAACCATTTCCTCATACTCTTTATCGAAAGAAACCATCTCTTGAGTTCTAGGGATGTTTTTAGAAGCTTCCATGTCTTTAACAAGTTCAGTTTTTTCCTCTTCTGTCATACCTTCTATACCTTTGTTGTGTAGGTTTAAAGAAGAATCTAGTGTTCCTGCTTGACCGAAACCAGCCTTCAAAGCTCGACTTATATCAGAAGTCCAATCAAGCGCCCCATACGTCACATCTTTAACTTTCTCCATGATACCACCTTCGTCTGGCGCATCTCTTAGTTGCTCGTCTTTCCAGTCGTGATAATTATCACCACCAAAAATATCTTCTAACCAAGTGTCTTTCTCTGTGTCTTTCGTAAAGTTATTAATGTAATTAGCCTGAGCCTCGGATGGGCCAGTGCCTGTATACTTTTGGTAAAAAGCATTGACAAATTCGCTAGGGTCTTGCCCTACCGCGTATGAAACCTTAGAATTAAGCTCATCTTCACTTAAACCTGGACTATATTTAGAATATAGTTCTCTGTAAAGTTCTTTACTCATATTATATTTGGTTTGGGTCTATACTTGAGGGGGATTGAGCGGTGGAGCTTGTGCCACCACCTATAATGTTGTCCCAGTATCTTTTATGATCTGCGTTTGTTGGGTCTAGATTCTTACCTACTGGAACTGAACTGCCATTCTTTCTAATTTTAACAACATCAAAAGTTCCGTCTTTATTATCTATAACCTCGTGGTCAGTTGGCCAACCAGGTTCGTTAGTAATCATACTTAACTCACCACTTTCCCAGAACGAATCCCTAGTTTCTACAGCAACCAAAGGTCCACTTGATATGTTACCACCACCACCGCTATTGGTAGTTGCTTTCTTTGCTTTGTTTTGATAAGCGGTTTCGGATGCTGATTTCATACCTTGAACGTATTGATCAACGACATATTTTTCTAGGTCATCGTGATTCTCTTCTTTTAGCAACCAAGAGTTGGGATGATCTTTGTTTATTATAGGTTCATCTAAAAATTGATCAGTGGCTAGAGATAATAAACCCTCTCTACCTTGCTCTCTTACTATGTTAAGAACACTTCTCTTGTAGTGGCTCTCCGTTGGTTGATCCCATTGGTTACCGTTTTTATAAGCACCTTCGTTTAATTTTATTAATTTATTAGCGCCATCAGAGTTTTTGTTAAAATACTTGGGTAGGTTGTTCCCATCAATTACGCCACCATCTGGAGTGTCGAACGTTACATTGCCATTTAGTAGAGAATATCTAAGATTATCACTAGAGAATAGCATTTTTAATTGGTCTGTGTCAGAACCTTCAGATATAGTTTTACTATCGTAGTCTTTTAGAAACTCTGTTTTAAGAACTTTAAATTGATCTAAATTAGAGCTTATGTTTTTAAATTGATTTTTTATGTTTTGAAAACCAGCTTGAGCTTGTATATACGCAGTTGATCCAGGTTTAGTTTTCTTCATGTTTCTAGCCCAATTACCAGCTTGTATCTGCATAGACTTAGACCAGTTGGTTACACCATTTCTCATCCCTTGAGGAAGTTTTTCAACTTCATATCCAGCAGGTAGGTTATCTATATATTTATCTACTTTAGAGTTTAAGAAATTTTGCATATGCTTATACGGTATATCAGGGTAGTTGTTTCCATAATTCCGTCTGCCTCTTCCCAGCTTATCGTTTTGACTATTTAAATAATAGTTAGCTAGACCAGCGTGTTGTGGTCCCATGTAAGCTCCTTTAATTAATGTTTGATTTGCCATTTTTTATTTTTTATTATCCTTACATTCCGATTCCAGTCATAACGTCTGCCATGAAGTTTGAGTCTTCACCGTTTTGAGCAGCTCCACTTGCTTTAGCAGCGCCAACCCCACCCGCAAATCCACCTATACCACTAACCAGTGAATCCGTAGCTGCTTGTTTTGCTTCATTAGCAGCGCCTAGTCTTTGTTGGGACATGCCTAATAATGTTTCTGTTTTATCTAATTCAGCAGCTCTTGATTGTTGAGCGCCTTGTAATTCCATGCTTTGCACCGTCATGTCACCTTGCGCGGCTTTCATAGCGTTTCTACTTTCTTGTTGACCTATACTAACAGACGCTTGTTGTAGATTTTGTGATTGTTGACCAGCCATAGCTTGTGCTAATGCCGCTATACCACTTCCACCCGCAGCAGCGTTCATACCACCCATGGTATTTGATAAAGCCTGCTGTTGTTGTTGTCCTGCGAAATCAGCAGCCTGTGTGTTAACTGTAAGATCTTCAAACGCGTTTTGCGAATTAGCGGCTAAATTAGTTGTATCAAGGTTTTCGTATCTTGCTTTGTTTTGATCATGCTCTTGTTGAGCCTCTCTTTGCTCTCTTCTTCGTTTTCCGCCACCAATCAATCCACCAGCTATACCAGTTATACCGCCGATAACTCCTTTTGCTATCCCGGCCGCACCCATTGCTGCTCCTATCATATTATTTTATTTATTAAGTTATTATTATAATTACACATTATTTACTACTTTCAAATACTTCTGAGCCAACTGTGTAAAGCTCACACGTTGTAGTCTCGTCGTTAGTCATTTTTACTTTTGCAAAATAACCTCTTAATGCAGAGGTATTGCTCGTGTTGTTTTTTCCAAATAGCACAAACTCATTACTAGTAGGTCTAGTGGTAGTGCCACTTATAAAGCAACTAACAGTTGTCTCTGTCACAGCTGTACAATCACCCATTTGAGTTATAACCCCTGATGATGTTTGATAATAAACTAAGTCACCAACCTGCACAGATGCGTTTACGTTTGGAAAAGTCATTGTTATGTTAGGCATGTTTTATCTATTAAGGTTCGTTATATAAAGCCACAGCAACTGTAAATACAGTTAATGAAGATGAGTCTATTACTTCGTCTGTTTGAGCGGTCCAAGTGTAGTGTAGATCTTGACTAGACCCTGAACCAACAATACTTGTTTTACTTATTGCTAAGTTAGTAGAAGTATGAAAACACGATGATGATGCTGCCGACACAGACAATGTTATCTCTTGAAGACTATTACCGTAGAAGTTACCATATATCACACCAGTTCCACTTATGTTAGTTCCACTAGCAACACCAATATCAATAAATTTTGTTCCAGTTTGACTATAAGTACCATCATTGTAAGTACCAAATTGCGTTATTATATACCCTCCAGATCCAGTAATTGCTGGTTGGTAGATTAATGTTCCACCTGAAGCTCCACCTGCAACAGATAGAAAATCATCTAAATCCAAACCGGATGTTGTGCTGGCGGTTCCGTACTGTTCGATAAAAGCATTACCAGTTATGGTTACTCCTTTAGGACTTGTTGAGTTATCTATTATAACAGAGGTTAAATCAAAATCCCAATCAAAACCATTGGAGTTGTAGTTGCTAAAATCGGTTAGCTCAGGATCCCTTGTTTTAGTTATATTTCCAGTTGCTGTACCTGTTAAAGATAAAGCGGCCACAAAGAAACTAGATGTTTCAACAGGGAAACCAAGCGCTTGGTAAGTTTTAGTTATATTTGAAGATGTTATTGTAAAATCACTACCACTTTCTTCTGCATTTAAAGTTAGCACCACGTCAGCGTATTGACTAATCGTGAAAGGATTCTGAACTACAGGAGGCGTTGCTGTGTTAAATATATTACCCATCAACGGGCTACCTAACGTAGTTGCTGATATAGCCGCTAATGTGAAAACGTAATTTTTAGTTGTAGATGTATCGTAAAAAGGAACAGTGATAATATACACTCCATTAGAAGGGATTGTAAGTGTTATGCTTGACGCACTACTAAAAGCAGAACCAGCCCAATACGTGTCAGCGGTAGAATCTATTTTTAGCTTAAAGCTAAATGTTGCACCTGCCTTACCGTAAATAGCTATATCTTTAGTTGACGCGAATCTTGATGCTGTTGGAGATCCAGCTACTCTGTATCCTGTTATCTCATTGCTTTGAGCTACATCGGTAGCAGTTGATTTAGCGTTGAATATTATAACGTCTCCAGTTGTTTCTTGAGCTGGAAATGTATATTTTATAGTATATACTCTTTTAACCACGTCAGCTAGTACTTTACCGCCTGACCCTATAGTTATATTAGCATTACTACTATCTCTATCTTGAAAAGTTATTGTATAAAAACTCTCTGTGTTAGTGTCTTGAGATTCAATATAAAAACCAGGGGCTGCGGTGAATACAAAATTACTAGCTAAAGTAAATGTTTTTGTAGCTACCGTAGGGTTTGATAAGTATGCGGCTGGTATTCCTGTTTTACTAGCCAGTGGTTCAGCTGTTGCGTTACTAGAACCAGAGTAAGTATTTGCTACTGTTATATTACTATCTGTGTTGGTTTTTAACGACAAGTCATTAAGTAAATAATTCTTCAAAAGCCCGTCACCAGTTACGGCTAAAGCAATTGTTAAATTTCCCGCCGTCATGTTAACACCGTCAGTAAAGTTTATTGTTGCGACTACGTTAACTCCACTTTGTGCAAAAGTAACACTATCAACATAACTACCAGTTGAACTTACGCTTAAATCACCAGCGGTTAAAGTATTACCAGTGTTAGGTGTTATTGTTATTGTAGTTGTAGTTAAAGTGCTATGTATCTCTGTACCGGGTGTTACATCAAAAACAAACGCATCACTTGTTGTGTTTGCAACACCAGTTAAACTAAGTGTTACTGTTTTATCATCTGGACTGGTATCACCTGATATAGCTGTTAAATTACCAATACCTTGAACCGTGAATTCATGTGAGTCTAGGTTGGCTAAAGTAGTGGTATCGCCTTTAATGTAATTGTACCACCTACCTTCTTTCTCTATAAACTCACTAATCGCTCCGTTTTGTTCATCAGTTACAACACTTTCACAAAACCAACCCGGCGTGAATGTTTCGGTAGGACTAGCATAACTGTTGCCAGCATCATAATCTTTAGTATATTTTCTTGACCTAGAGCCACTGTAGTTTATGGTTTGAAAACCCTTTATACTATCAGCCTGATCATTAACTAATAAAGTAACAGATGAATTATAGAATTTAGTTGTATCGTTTTCTGAAACAGACGTATCATAGAATCTATTTCTTTTAGTGTTTGTGTGTGACCAAATGTCACCATTCTTAATACTGTAATATACATTGTTTAAAGATACAGCCTCTTCTGGAACAAAAGATTTGAAACTAGTCCATCCACCGACTTTTTCATCAAAAGACAACGTGTTAGCACTTAGCGATAAGTTATATAAGCCTTTACTATCATCATAACTACCCTGTATTAAAGTAGAGGTTGGTAAGATGTCTTTAAAGAAATCTTTCATACCTACATCTGATATAGGTGTTAAACCATCTCTAGACAGTCTTAATATAGCCCCTCTATTTTTATCTGCAAAGTAAACTCTATAGGCATACGATGCAAATGATTCTGGATTTTTAGATATTCCGTATTCACCTATGAAAGGTATAGATTGACCTAACACTCTGTTTGTAGCGGTTAAATTTGGGTTCCCATCAGCATTATACAAAGCATCTTTGTTGGCTAGTATTTTTATAACCTTGTCTTCACAAAAAGTTATAAGATCAGTATTTCTAGCATGTAATTTTTGTATACTGCCGTAGTGTGGGTTTATATCCTTAGTTATTTGTTCTCCCTGTATAAATTGGTTAAATCTATTTATACCACTAGTTGAATTAAATATACCAGAGTATATTAATCCATTTTTCTTGTGGTCTTCTTTATATTGTTCTGCTAATACCGTAGACACTTTTACGCCTTTATCGATCTGAACAGCGTTATAATCGTCTCTCATTCTATTAGACTCTACACCGTTGCCAAATGAATAACAATTCTTAAAAGGAATAGTGTGTGTTGTACCGTGTTCAGATATAGGTAACGTGTTACCTGTTTCGTAATACAAATCTAAATCAACAGCTTCTTTAGGTTCTGTCTCCCATATAGCTGGGTTGTTAGAAGTTAGTAGTTCATTATCTCCATCAAGTACTTTTTCTAGTAGTTGAATTTCATCTACAGTAGTTCCCGTGCCAGAAGAATAAACAAATACGTCTTCGTAGGGCGTAAGATTTGTAGCATGCTCAAACGTTATCTTGTAGCTTCTTCTTTTGCTACTAGCTAATTTTTTTCTACCATTTCTTCTATACGTGTATGTGATTTCAGAACCAGTAACTTTGTATACTTCACCAATCGTACCATCTTCAGATTTAAATCTAAATAGAGTTCCAGCCTCTTTTATACCTTTTAAAAATGAATTTATACTATTTGATTTATCAAAATCTTTACTACCACTTTTAGGTGAAGCTGTCCAGTGAAAAGTAAAATAATCTCTACCATTAACTGGGTGACCGTTATTTGATTCGGCTACATCGTTGTGTTTTGACCTAGTGTCATACCACGAAGCGGCTTGTCTGCCGTCACCAGGTCCTGTATTGACAGCGTTTCTATTTATAAACCTACTATTTGTTATACCATATTCGGCTTCAATGTCTGGATACGTTGCTATTATGTTAGTGTCAAAAGCAGAGTCTCTATTTATTTTAGCGAAAAATCTACCATAAAATTCTGGTTTGTTTGCAAACTTTTCTTCAAATAATATTATCTGGAAAGCTTGACCACCAGACGTTGTTAGTGTATCTAAGCTAGCTTCACCACTCTGCAACGGTTCATCTATTGTTACAGAATATATCTCATCATCTGAACCTTGTTTGGTTCCAGTTGGACCACCACTAACTATGTTGTATTTAGCTGTTTTTAATCCAGCAATACTAAGCTGTATGAGTCCATCAGATGTGAACCCTTGAGCAAAACTAGGGCTATCAGCTGGATCAGGTCCTAAGAACTTAAAGGTAGTAGAACCAATTTGTGGCCTACTAACCCCACTGGTTAGCGTTTTACCATCGGCGTTACCTATAGCTTTTTTAATCAGTTTTATAAAATCCGGTGGATCGTTAGATATATCTAAAACCTTATACCTTGCTTTAACACCAACAAAAGTGTCCGCATCATGTTGTTTTTTCAGTATAAGATAACTATCTTCTTGTATTTTGTTTCTTTCTGAAGAAGGGAAACTCAACCACACGTTACCGTCTTCTGCTAAATAATATCTATCCATAGATAGATTGTAGTACTCATTAGAAGTTTCTTTTATGTAATACTTAAAATGCGTTGCCCAATCTGGAGCGGTATTACTAAGGGTTAATTGAATGCTGTTTACTGTATCAGAATAAGACTTACTTGTTTGTTTTGAAGCTTTACTGCTTGTAAAAACAGGTGTCTGTCTGTTATAAGCATCTACATAAACAACTCCAGCTTGGTACGTTCTTAGTGACTTAATAGAAAGCTCAGGCTCTTTAACCGTTGTAATTGCGCTTTGCCCTATAGACATTGATATTTCAGGTGTATTAAAACTAGGTATATTGTAGTTCTGTAGATAATTAGCGTATATAAGCCTGTTAGCTGTCACCTCTTGAGCTTTTGCTCTTCTTGGGACGTTATCCCAAGGTCTCAGCATTTGGTTAGCCTCTACAACTTTTCCTATTATCTCAGATTCTAAATCGTAAGATACATCATAAGTACCGTCTTGTTTTTCCTTTAAAGTGTCTACTACGTAGATCAAATTATTATTTGATTCTTTATATAATATATCAACCTCGTCTACATCAGCGGGTTTTGCATCTGTTATATTTATAGTTAACTGTCTAAGGTTGTTGATCATACCTTCGTTGTACCCATCAGAGGATAAATACTCAAAAGTAGAAGGTTTAAACGCTAACTCACTAAATGGGGAGAATGTAGAATACTCACCACTAGTGTATTTCCACCTGTAACCAAATCTAACTAGTTTCTTTTCAAACAATAAACCTTCTTCACTAAGTAATACCTCCCATACTAAAGGAACGTAAACTATCTCTACAGGTATACTTTGTATTTTACACGTAGAAACTTGGTTGCTGCTAGATAAAGTTAGTACTCTTACTTTGATTTCGTAATTAGTTAATGATGCACCTTCTTCGTAAGATGATGTTAATGTCAGTATATCTCCTACTTGAAAGTTTGGTGCTGGAGAGAAGTTAAGTGTTACATCTGTACCAGATGCTTTTCCATTTCCATCCACATCAGTGAACAACGTAGCTACTGAATTGCTTAATAATACAAAGTCAGTGCCAGTCCCGTTACCACCTCTAGTTGAGGTAGACATAGTAAGTGTTGGAGCTGTTAATGGTGCTTTTTTAGCAACCGTTATATCATGCTCTGCGAAATTAACACCGTGAAACGTTGTATGGGTTGTGAAGTTTGTAGAGCATCCAGATTTGAATATCTCTATATCGATTTTTTTGGGTTCAGTAATATCATCAGTCCATAAGATCATACCATCAATAACATTAATACCCGTTATGATTTGATTTGATGTGAACTTTAATATACTCAAAGTATCTACTAGCACTGGGGATATTATCCCTTTTATATCGTCATATTCAGCGATACAGTCAGATTCGTCTGATTTTATAAACCAATATATTTTATCACTCTCGTTATCTAGTACACTACCAATACAAACCGCATTAGTTAAACCAAAACTATGAGTGGACCAGTTAGCTGTTATAGCTTGGGTGTTAGTGTCATAAGTCTTACCTTTTATTCTAGTAGTTCCTCTAACATTTTGAATAGTACCAACGTTGTCACTTTCAGAAGTAGATATTTCTATGTTCTGTGCGTCTCTATATTCTCCATTAGGCACTAATCTATCGTCCAGGTCTTTATTCATCTTACCTGCTCGAAAGTGATGTTTTATCTCCGGCATATTTTAGTGTTTTATTACTTTAGATTTGTTCCTTAAAACTTGTGCAATCTCTGCAGATTTTATATTGCTTAATCTTAGTTTAGCTTTTCTTATTGCTGCAAATTTTTCTTTCTTAAATCTAGCCACTAGATATTCTGGTACCATAGTTCTAGATGCTAGAATAGCGTGTGCTGTGTATTTGTATATACCATCTTCAGCAAATTTATGTACAACCATATCTGCCGTAGTACCTAAACCGTCACTTATGTATTTTAAAGTTATTATTTTGTTACAAAGATCAGAGCTAAAATGTATGTATCCCTTTGCATTATCTATAAAGTATACTCCATTACCTTGCGCGTGTTCAGGTGATATACCGTATCTTCTTCCCTCACCAATATCAGCATTAAGAGGAGTATCTGTTTCGTTTATTGTTACTTGTGGCTCTGAGAATTTATCCCATGTTTCTGATTCTCCTGACGTTAATAAGTTGTCATCTCCAGAGAATATATAGTCATAGTTTGCATCTTGAAGCAAAGCATTAGGATTGCTAGTGTCAGTAGTTTTATATATTATTCTTTCCACACCGGAAGTATCTACCCAGCTTAACTTAACATAGTTAACATAATCATGTGGTAGTTTCATTTTCAGCGAAGGTGGTATCTCTATTTCTTGAGATTTATCCGAATTTAAAGTATCGTAACTAAGCTCTTGTATTCCTCTTTGAATATGAAAAGCTACGTCGGTTCTTTTTATCTTAGGTATCAACTTATCCTCACCTACATAGTTTATTATAAAGTTGTTTACAATATCGTTTATTTTTATGTATTGGTAGTTGCCTAACTGTTCTTCAGATGTTATTTGCCTAAGAACAACCACTTCTCCAACTGTTCTACCTGACGAAAAGGTCACAACGTTGTTAGAGTAGGAGTATAAATCACTACTTACTTGTACATCATCAATAAAAATACTAAAATCAACCTCATTTGCTGGTGCAGGTGAAAAAGCGTATGTAAACGCTGTTTGATTAGCGGTGGCAACCAGTGATTGACTATTATCGTAATACTGTCTTTGTGTTCCTGTTAATAATGGCATGTTATATTATTTTTCTTGTTGTACATTCTGTGCTTCCTCTTGTGCAGCTATTGGGTAAAGTTGAGGGTCTTTTATTGTTATACCAGCTAGCTCTAATACTTTTATAACTAATTCAGATTCTTCAGAATCGTGTAGTTGAAAGTTTGTAGAAGCATTTGCGTTGTATAAAGATTCCCCTAAAACTACCGTAGCAGACCAGTTGACAGAAGAAGGTCTTGATATATAGTTACACACAACTCCGGAAGTTATAGTCGGATATGTCTGTATTGCTGTTCCACTTATTTGTACATAAACGGGCATTTCCGCGTTTGGACTAGTTAGTGGTGAGTTTTGTATGTGGTGTATCTCGTTTTGATTGATTTTCTCAATCTCAACATACCTACTTAATGATGGGCAATTATAATATAGTTCACCCATTCTATAGTAACCAGACGGGAAAGAACCTCTACCTGAGCTATTCATTGTTATAGCTGTTCTATAGTTTTCGAATATATCTATCTTTTCTTTTATTATATCAACCATATCAGCATACGTGGAATCGTTTCCAGGCATCTTTAAAAATTGATCTAAATCATAAAAATATTGCTCGAATATGTCCATTTGAGCTTGGTTAGCAAATAGGTTATACTCCTGTGGAGTTATAAATCCTCTCTGTTCTTTGTTAGCTATTGCTAAAACTCTTTGATAAACTGTGTCTATATTAACTGCCATATTATTTTTTATTTATAGTAAGCAACCACCCCGAGAGATGGTTACCTCTATAAGTGATTATTTATTTTAATCTTTTTTCTAAGTTATCATAAACTTCCAAACCTTCATCAGTTTGAAACCACGCAGCTAACGCTGTGTAAGGATGCTCGTCGAAAGGAACTGTCATAAGTTTTCTACCGTTACTAGCCCACGTAAACTGTCTGTTGTCAGGGGATAGCTTAATTAAGTTAGCTTCTGTTGCTTTTATTCCGAAGTTTCTTAATTGAACGTTGTCATCTTTGACTAGGTCTAGAAATAATGCGGGATTATTCTTAGCGAATAATAACAAGTCTCTTTTTATTTCTTTAGAGCTCATACTGGAAACTTTACTTCCAATTTCCACTCTTAATATACCTTCCATGATGTTAATTTCTAGGTCTTTAGCTGTAGTTAAAGCTTCAATCTCTTGCTCCATATATTCTAAATCATATGTAGCAACCTCAACTTCATCATGCTCTTGATATATAACACCTTTTAATGGGTGGAATATCGATAACATTTTCTGTAAAGATTGAAATCTTTTTGGAACTGCTAAAGCTCCATCTCTAAAAACTATTCGCCCTAGAGTTGCATTACCTTTTTGCTCATCGGCTAAAGGTGATGGTTGATTTGTTGCGAGTCTTAATTCTCTTTGATAACCTTTTACCGGATCAAACCACAACAATGGTTTTCTTTGAGTATGTTTGGACGGTAAAGAGAATACTAAAGGTTGTTCTCTTGTTGTTAGATAGTAAACTCTATCTTTCATTTCCCAAGCGGTACCTTCTGGTACACCTGGAATTATTGTTTTTGTTGTCATAATATAATATAATTAAAAAGTTTATAAAAGTAATAATTACCCCCGTCAGTACAACGAGGGTAAGAATTACATTACTATTGATTATCCTTGGACACCATCAGTAGATTTTAACAATACAAAGTTGTTAGCTGCTTGAACACATAAACATCTCTCAGATAAGAAATGAACGTTCATCGCATCTTCGTCACTTGTATAGTTTCCACCTACAGATCCTGTAATCCAAGATTTCATTCTTCTATCGTCAGCTTCAGAAGCTCTGTATCTAACGTGTAAGAATGGTCTTTGGATATTTTTACCCATTACCTGATCGTAAACTGTTGAAGTTCCAGCAGGAACGATAACACCTTCAATATCAGATACTAGTCCCCTAGTTGTAGAATCATTTAAGTATTTCCAGTCAGTTTTGTAGAAGTCATAAGAACCTCTTCTGAAACCAGAAAATCCTAAATTTAAGGCCATTTCCTCAGAGTTGTTAAATACTCCAAAAGAAGAACCACCTGCACCATAAGAATTTTGAGCAGCAAGCATGTTGTCAATAGATAGAGATGTTGCTCTGTCTAAGAAAAGCATGTTTTCCTCAATAGATCCTTGTTTGTCAAGTTCTTGTAAGATAGCATCAAATTCAGCTAAACCTACGTGGATACCACCTGAAACACCATCATCAAAATCAGCATTGTTATATACTAATCCTCTTGAAGAGATTGCAGCGAATAAACCTTCAGATCCAGAAATACCTGTTGCAGAAATTGCAGATGCCGCAGCAACTTTTTCCGCTTCAATCATAGCCATTTCTAATTGATCTTCGAATCTAATCCTTGCTTCGTGCTCAGATTTTAGATACCATAAGTATCCAGATGTACCAGCTTCAGTAGCAACTTCAACCCAACCGATCTGAGCAGTGTCAGAACCGTTAACGCTATACTTGTCTCTTAGAATAATTGGCTTATTCGAGAAAGAAGTGAAAGTTGCATCTTTTTTGTTTCCAGCTCCAGAAGAACCTTTAGCATACTCAGAACCATATACAAATACTTTAACAGCAGCAACTCCATCAGCACCGATACTTGATATATCAGCAACCGTGTAAGGTTGAGCGGTAATTGTAGTTGCACTAGGTACAGCAGATACGTAACATTTTAATGTTGCACCACCTTTGCTTGCGATAATAGTATCGCCAATGCTTAAAAGGTGAGCAGCAGAAAAAGTTAATAAATTTGCAGAAACATCAGTACCTACGACATCGTCGTATGCTACGTGAATTCTACCTTGTTCAGACCATACAACTTCGTCAGAAGCCATAGGCATTTCAGCGCCGACCATAGATAAGAAACCAGAAATAGTTCTGTTTCCATATCTTTCAACTTCTTTTTCATAAACTTCCGGTAGGAATTGTTTTGTGAAATTGAAATCGTTGCCTGCGATTGATAAATAATTTGAGCCAAACAATGTTTTATTTGGTCTCGGGGTTAGGTGCGCTAATGCGGCACCCGAGCTAGCTAATGCCATAATTTTTAATTTTTAAAGTTAGTTAAATTTATTTTCTTATCTTAACTTTGAAATCGGACACCGAGTCACCTGGTACAGCTTTTACGGACCAACCGGAAGTAGGAATCACATTTGACTGTGCTTGTCTAGGATCCATGTTGATATTTTTTGATTTAGCTATACTATCCTTGATAGCATCTGCTTTACCTTGTTCGTAAAAATGCTTGGCAACAGCATCAGGGTTGTTGGCGGTAAATAAAGACTTGTGATAACCTTCTGCGTCGTTCATAACATTGTTTTTATCAAGAAACTTCTTGACAAAGTTATTAAGATCGCTCTGTTGTGTCTTAACTTGTTCACCATCTTTAACATTAAACCTGAATTTCTTTTCTCCAACCTTATATTCAAAACCTTTGAACTGGTCGTTAAAGACTTTATTAGTCTTATTTAAAAAAGTGGTTTGTTGTTCCTCTGCTACTTTTGTTGATGTTTTAATTTCATCGTTGTAACGGTTGAAAAAATCTACAGCTTTCTTTTGATCAGGATCTAGTCTTGATCCAGCTTTGATCTCTTCGTAATATTTAGACTTTAACCCGTCTAGGTGGTTTTTAGCACTGGCAACTTGCTCTTTAAGTGCTAACTTTTTTCTTTTAATGTCTCTTTCGTCATCGACGTCCTCGTCGTAATCATAGCTGTCTTCTATTAAGAAATCAACCTCATCAGAGTCTAGATGACTTTTTGTTTGTTTGTAGTATTCTTTAAGTAAAGATTTATCGTCTTGTTTAGAGTAATCTTGATTTAACCTAACATACTCTTCTAGACTTCCACCAGTCTCATTCATAAAGTCTATAACTTTTTTTATGTTTTCTGGTAATGGTTCAGCCGTGTCTTGAGCTTCTTGTACAGCTTCTTCTACTTTTTCTTGTAGTTCTTCTGTTTGCTCTTCAACTTTTTCGTCTGTAATCTCTTCAACTACTGGTTGTTCTTCCGTAACCTCTTCAGCTACTGGTTCTTCAACTACTTCTTCAACCTTAGCAACTGGTTCTTCAACAACAGGTTCTTCAACCACTTCTTTTTGTTGAGATAAATCAATTTTAATTGCTTCTTCAGCTTCGTTATTAGCTAACTGTTTAGGTTTAGTAGGTTTAATTTTCATATCTCCACCCTCTTTAAGAGGAGCTTCGATCTTAGCATCTGTAATAGCTTCGCTACTTTTGATTGCCGCTTCTTGTTTTACAACAGGTTCTTGGACCGGTTCTTTTTTTTCTGCCATGATATAATATTATATAATTAGTGTTATGGGTTAAAATTCTATTCCACCTAAGTTGTCATTACCCACTGACTCAAATTTTTTAGGCGCTTTATTGTTACTTCTTTGATCTATTAATTCAGATTGTTGACTAGCTTGAATTCTAGTTCTTTCATCTTTTCTGTCTTCTTTGCCAGTTTCTTTGCTCTTATTTACATTAAGCTCCATGTTTTTGAGCTTCATGTTTATCATAAACTCATGATTCATAAGTTCTTTTTTGATTTGAGCTTCAGCCATCATTTTCTTTTGTTCTAGCATCATCTTAGCTTCTTCAAGCTGCATTGTACTTGCCATTAAAGCTTGATTCTTTTGTACTTCTGCCTCAGCAGCAACCTTCTGTGCTTGAGCGTTTGCGTTAGCTTGAGTCTCTATATTTTTTGTTTGTAGAAGTTCGTCTCTTTCTCTTTTCTTTTTCCTTCTAACTTTTAGCAACTGATTGGCTAGTTTAACATTTTTAATATCCCTTAAGTCAATCGCATCTTCTAAATCTATCATTTGTTGACCTAAAGCAACCTGTATGTTATTCTCTAACAATGTTTTTTCTTCTTCATCTGGTGAAACATCTAAGAATATACCGAAGTCATAAAGATGTAAAGAGCTTATATCTTCTAATGTGCCAACGTTGTGTCCACCTATTTTTTGTATAAAAGCTTCCTTTGTTGGGGAGTACTCTAATATATCAGATATTCTTAATGATATAGAATCAGCTACTTCAGCTGTAAGGTATAACCCAGAGTCTAATATATGTCTTGTGGCAGTGTTTGAATTTGCTGCTGCTAATTTTTGTACACCAACTAATGCCCTACTATCAGGTGTGCTACCGTCCCTAGCTTCGTTAAGCCCGGTTGTGTCACGTATCATCTGCATGTAATAATTGTAGTTTTGAATCAGCACAGGTATTTTACCTCCACCAGATCCAGTTGTTATTTCTTGTATAGGTATTTTACCTGGGTTCATATCACCCTCTGATGTAAACGACCTACCTATAACGGAACCAGTTTGGAAATACATGTTTAAAGCTTCTTGTGGATTGTAATTAGTTCCGTTACCTAAATCTATTTCAGCCAATCCATCAGCATCTAAATAAATACCATCTGGTACCATCCTGTTTAGTACTTGCTGTAACTTTAAGTGAGTTATTTGAATCATATCGGCAAAACCAGTAATTCGTTTCACTAAAGACTCAATCTTTCCTTTGTACATTCTAGGAGCTACAATATTATAGTTCATTTTAACCTTAGTGTAATCACTTTTAGGTCTCATCATATTTTTAGACATTTCCCACTTAAGTAATTTGTCTGTTCCTAATATCAATACACCTTCGTAAAGAACCTCAAGAGATCTTTCTATTTTACCATAATCCCCAACCATATCATTTATTGGTGGATCAAAATTATCATCTCTTAATATAACCTTACTACCACCAGTCATAGTGTCCTTAACCTTGTAGACCTCGTTCATGTAGGTTTTGTAGTTAAAGTACAATATATCTATTGTATTTTTATCATTACTATTGTTTTGAGTGGACCCTCTAAATTGAGAAGTTTGATTTGGTTGTTTTATTATCTTATCAAGGTCTTCTTGAGTTAAACCAGGAAATTCCTTTTTTAATTCGTTTATAGGTATTGTCTTAACTTCACCAACATAATATAAATCTTCAAAATAAGGTGACTCTGTGTAAGAGTAAACTATATTAGCAGGATCTACGTATTCAACTTTTATACCTTCTGATGTAGTAAATTTATCTTTAACACAAGCTATACCTATAGTGGTTAGATCGTAGTAAAGTCTTTTTCTTGTTTCATTAAATTTATTACCAGCTAATATAACAGCTATAGCCTGTTCATTAGCAATTTCTACCTCTTGCTTGTAGCTAAGCTGCATGTGAAGGCTTAATTCTTCTTCGCTATCAGGTAAAGTTTCTGGTGCGTTTTCTTGCAAAGATATACCTAATGACTCTTGTGCAAAATCAATCAATTCTTTTGTTTCTATATCTCTAAGTATAGACTCCATGTATTGAGTTCTTTTACTCATTCCGTATGGATCTTGAGAGTAAGCTTTTATATCATACATCCTTTCAGACATACCATTAACCACTATATCTACAAATTTAGGTATAATAGGTACTGGTTTCCAGTCTAAATTAAGGTAAGATAGATCACCGTTTATAGATAATTCATCTTTATATTTTTGTATTGACTGCTCTCCTCTTGCGTAAAGTTTTAGTTTGTGAAACTCACTTTGGTTGTTATAAAATCTATTAGTTCCAGAATCACGTTGAAACCATTCTTGTTCAATCGCTTTAGCAACTTTTAACCCATAGTCAAGACCGACCTTCTCAGAGTCGCTTACGACTTGACTTGGGAAATAACCTTTTGTAATTGATTCTGCCATTTGTTTAATCTATTAATTTAGAGCGCACACCTTGGTTTTTATATTTAGATATACTTATATTTAGTTTTTCTCTTTTTATTTCTGCGTTAGGTCTGTAAAGATGCCTATTACAAGCCATTATCGCCAAACCAGAGCTTATTGCTGCATCAAATTTTGTTCTATTGTTTATGTCAAACTTAGCCCAATCTTGTAGTGTTTCTGAAAAATACATATCACCATGGGTATCATCTGATTTCATACCTACGTGATCTTGTATATACATTTCAATTGCTGCGGCGTGAGCTTGCTTTATATCTTCGCTTGAGTTAGGAATTCCACCAACCTCTTTTTCTGCTACAGATAGTTTGTTCCATATCTTGTCCGGTCTATTCATTGAATAGCCTCGATAACCACGTCTTCTCAAATAGTATAATAGACGGGGTTTATTGTTCTCTGCTAATATAGGCATCCCGTAAAATACTAAAGCCATTAGAACGTCCTCAAAGAATATCTCAGCCGTCTGTGGTCTAGCTACATACTCTAGGAAGAAGTGAGCCGGTGGACAGTCTTCCATGCTAAACTTAGTCAAACCGTGTAAAGCGCCTTTCGATCCTTTACCATCCACTGTTCCTGATATGTCATAACTATCACATCCAAAAGCACCCATATGTTCATTGCCTGGGTATTTTAAACCATTCTTAATAGTATGGTTATTTTGTTGGTGTATCTTAGGTGTCCAGCTAATTTTAAACCTTCCTTTATTATCAGGATAAAATATAACTTTTCCGTCCTTAACCCCATTAACCCATTGAAAATTACCTTGCGTTAGTGGCGCATTTAGCTCTTCGTTATAATCTATTTGCTCGTATATTTTAGCTAAATTAAATATACTGTTTTGTGTTTCATCTCTAAAAGCGTGCTCAGTAGTTCTTGGGAACTGTCTGTAAAACTCATTCAAAGCATCTCCATCACTTTTTAATCCGTCAGCTTCATTTTGCCAATGTTCTAGAATTCCTGTATCAATTACGTCATTGTAAGGTCCTTGAACCTCTTCCTTCGGCGTATCAAAGACAGGGTGTCCATAAGTATCAATGAATCCTTCGTAATTCCATTCCATAGGTATAAACAAAGAATATAATCCTGAGCTAGTCTGTCCATTTCTGTTTCTTTTTGTGACATCAGATCCATTAAATAGTTTTTTAAAGTTTGCTCCTCCTTTGTCTAAAGCGTTCGATGTTGATCCCATCATACACTTACCTATAATTCTACTACCTAATCGTAGTGTTGTTTTTGTAACTCTCCAGTTATTTAATATATTGTTAGGCCTCTCCCATTTACCACTTTCATCATGAGCTAATAGTTTCAGCTTCTCACCATCATAACTGTTGTCACCTGTATTTTTCCAATCTATAGTTGTATCTAAGCCATCTAACTCTTCGCCATCGCTTCCTTGTTCAATTTTCCTTCTAGTCAACTTAGATGCTGGCACTCTATACGCGAGCTCTGTTTTTGGCCTATCCATACCATCTTGGATTGGTTTGAAAAAAAACGGGTAATTAACTGATATTGGCACAACCTTGTCTGTGAACATCTTTTTAGCATCTGGTCCAGTTTTAGACAATATACCAAACCTAGAATCACTTGATATTGTTGCTTGATTAACAAGTTCACCTGAAGCCATAAAAGAAAAACCAGATCTTCTATTTTTCAAGTAGCACATACCGTATGCTCTTTTATCAGCCTTACAAGCTTCCCAAAAAATATAGAACAATCTATTAGCTTCTCTGAAATCCGGTTGACCTACGTCAATCTTAGACCACTGTAAGTACATATAGTGTGTCCCTGTTATATATGTTGCTTTACCTTTATTATAAAACCAAAAACCGTCATCTCTTTTTCTAAATTCATCCTCAATGTAATCTACATGCTTCTCTTTAAAGTCTTGTGGGTAGTCTTTCCAATCAAATATTGTCTTTATTCTTTGCAGTGGTTGAGGTTGTTCAGTTACCTTCCACGTGTCGTTATCAAATTTATGGACTTTATCTTCTTTTGGTAAAGCTATTGTTAGGTTTTGTATATTATATATCTCACCTATTTGACCAGTTTTTGATATTACAATTAAATCATGTTCTTTATTGTAACCGTATTCCCATTTTTTAGACTTATTAAGTCTCTTGATGGTGTTTATTTTTATAGGTTCTACAACCTCATATAACGTTTGGTTGTACATTATTTAGATCTTTTTTCTGCAAACCCTCCAAAAGCTTCTATTCTTTTCTCTTCCTTTGGTTTGTTATCTAACATATCTTGTTCGTCTTGAATTCTATTAAGAATTTCAAACGCATCAAAAATAGCTAGTTTTTTTGTAGCTGCCGCATTTTTTAATCTGTCTGCTGTAATATCTTCACCAGAATCAACTATAGCTTCTTTGGCAACTTTTATTAATTCCTCAACTGCTTTATGTCCAGCTAGGATTATATTCTTTTTCGTCTCCTTGATATTCATATTTGATTGTAATAAATTTAGATAAAACTCTATAAAGCCTTTCTTTTTCTATGATAAACTCATATTCACTGTTAGGTGTGAAACCTATTAGATCACCTTTTTTTAAACTTAGTTTTTTGTTTGTATACTTAACAATACCAACTAATGGTTTTTCTTTATCTTCAGCCCACATATCCTCTTTTGATACTATAGGTTTTACGAAGCAGTAATCTGGTAGCGAGAACCAACCATCTTTATTTTGATATAAATATATCTGGTCCATAGAAACAAAATACTTATCTTCTTTAAAGTAGCCTCTACTGTTTCTTTCAACACCCTGTTGGTCATGCCATCTTCTAAAAACATTATGATGTACTATAATTGTATCACCAGGTTTTATATCAGTTGGTATTATTTTAGGTGTTGAAACAACAACAGCTTCTCTATTAACGTATTGATGGTTGAATATCTCTGAGTTTAATATTAACTCTTTATCTCCAATTTTCTTAACGTTATTATATCTTGATCCTTTTGGTTTAACTACAAAGTCAAATAAACCCTGCATTAATATTCTAAATTATACTCCACGGCTATTGCCATGTTTTTATTGAAATCTTTCCAAGGTAGTA